TGAAATGAAAAGGGGCTGACGCGTAGTTCTCACGACCCGGACTGACTATGTATGCTCCAAAACTGGGGTTAGCAAACTTACGCTGACCCAGCACAGCCTTAGGCATTCTGTAGAAACCGTGTGGTGACTGATTAGCCCTTTTGTTAGACAACTGTGTGGATTGTAGTTTAGCCCCACTCATATACTGGGCGTCACGTAGTTTCTGATTGTGCCATTGTGCTTGTAAATCATCACCCGCCCACGGGCTATAGTCCATACCCCCATACTCTGGAAACGCACGTTGAGGCTTTTGTTTCGCTGCGTAGTTACTCTCATACGCTGAGGGGAATCCTAACTGAAGGTCATCGCTTTCGCCTACTACCATTGCTACCGCAGCCATACTGTATATTTAAATGACACATTTAAAATACAGCGTGTTTTTAATAAAGTCCCTCAGCCTTCACAATCTTGGACGCCTCAATCATCTTGACACCACGCTCATTCATCACCTTACGCACAATCTCAGCACGTTTGCGACGACCATCACTTGCTCCAGCGGGGGCTCTACGCTTCTTACCACCACGCCCTAATCCTACAGCCTTAGCACCTTGATTAGCCATCTGGGCTGCTGACAATCCACGGCTTAGCATTGTTCCAGCACCGGGGAGACCTACAGCAGTTCCCGCTACGTCCAGCACGGGGGCTGCGTAGGTCGCATATTTAGCAGCCTCTGGTAGCACCTTTCCACGTAGAATGGAGTTAGGGTCAGTAAATTCGTGACCGGTCTTCTGGGCTGCGTCAGAAACACCACGGCGTAATACACTATCGGGATTCACAAACTCATTCTTAACCTTAGCAAAGGCATCTGTGAACCAGTTTCCACCGTGACAGCCGTGACAATGAGCCATCATTCCACCCATTAGACGACGGTGATTAGCCTTACCCAGAGTCTTCATTAGGTGAGCACTGAGGGCGTGACCGTCACGCATATGCTTTCCACCACGCATACGCCCTTGACCCTCATATGGACCAGTCTGGGCTACATTAGTCATATTCAACAATAGATTCTCATTAGCACCGCCCCTAAACTGACTCACACCCATAGAAGGGGTTGCTCCACCACGACCACGCTTCAAAGGCGGGGCTTGTTTTAGAACAACGCTCTGCTCTGACTGAGGGGTTAGCATACGCTTTCTGGGGCTGGAGGGGCTAGCCATTCTACGGACTTGACTAAGCATATCACTTACTCCTACATTCTGGCTTTCATCAAAACCACGTGTTTTCTGTAGAGAAGCCATCATATCTTTGATAGTCTTAGAACCGCCGACCATATTACGCACACCGTGTCCGTCAGCCCCTAAAAAGCCTCCACCACGATATTCACTCACACCCATTGTAGGTGTTGCTCCAGTTCCGGGGGTTCGGTGACGTTGCTGAATCTCCATAGCACGACGGTCAGCAAGACTGAGGCGGGGGCTACGGCTTGAACTAACACCAGCACCGCCCTTCATAGATACATTTCCATTGCTGGGGCGGATAGGATTATAGCGTTCATCTTCCTCCTCAATCGCACGGGCTCTGGCTCTTGCTAAACCGGGTCTGACACGATTGATTAGCATCTTCTATATTGAGTGTTTCTATTTTAATTAGGGGCTGATTTAAGCATTTAGCGGGTAATAAAGTTTCAAAAGTTAAATATAGATACATCTTTCAAAAAAAGCCGGGGGGTTTGGGGTTTCGGGCTGACATTTTCTCTTAGAGTCGTTTCCGTGGAAAAAGTCCCCCCCATTCCCCTTTCCCCCCGGATTTTTAGATTTCTGATTTTTTCATTTTACAAGGGTACCCCCTTAGAACTCACTGTATTTCTTATTTTCACGGCATTCATCCTCCTCAGCCTCTTCCTCAGCCTCTTCCTCAGCCTCTTCCTCAGCCTCTTCCTCAGCCTCTTCCTCAGCCTCCTCCTCAGCCTCCTCAGCCTCCTCCTCAGCCTCCTCCACATCCAGTTTCTCCTCTACCAGAGTCTTTACAATCACAACCCCCGCCTTACCCTTGTGCTTCTCAAACACCTCCTTCATCTCCTTTACACAGCCGGGGCAGTAGCCCTCCTCATCTAAGCACTCTCCACAGCCCTCACCCTCACAGCCTTCAGTCCAGCAACCATAAATCTCCTCTGACTTGTGGTAGTGATTACAGTGCTCACATTGCTCCTTACCCGCCCCCTCTGCTTTGTCGTGGAACTCCAGACTCTCAATCAGCAACCGCTTGTGGTCTTTCTCAATCTGTAGCAACTCATCGTAGCGAACCTTAGGAATCCACACGTTCTCTGGAACCTTACCCTTTGTGCCTAAGTGGTTGGTCTTCACCTTGACCGCGTCAGTAGGCTCATCAATCGTATTCTTCTCTTTCTTTTCTGTCTTAGCCTTGACGGGCTTATCACCGGCGGGTTTCTCAGCCCCCTTAGGAACAAAGGGAGCCTTGTTTTCACGCTTGACCTCCAGCCACAACCACCACGAGTCACGGTTGTCGCCCTTTGTATTTTGAATGATTTCTGTGCCGTTACAGAGCGTGTGCTTGATAGGGCGGTTCTTACCGTCGTCAGCCATCAACTCTGATGAGGCACAATACGTCGTGCCCTTCTTCTCCACAGCCCAAGGGTAGGTTATCTTATCACCGATAGAAGGCATTTTGCTTTATTGGATAACTTTCTTTGAGTTATCTTTGAGACGGCTGGAAGGGGACGAACTCATTTCAATTTTTTGTGATGCGACTCAGACCTTACATACAAATCCATACTATGGAATCATATATATATAACCCGCTGAGGCTTACATTAGTTAATACCGGGGGACAAGGTTAGTTCCCTCACACGGTCTGAGACTTCATCAGCGGTGAATACACAAGGGTCTTCGGTCTTATCAGACTTCTGAAGCAGAGAAACTAATACGCTTCCAGAACAGTCTGTGATTAACGGACAATCCTTGCTACTAATAGGGGGTAAATTATCCTTGGTAGGATTACAGTCCTTACAGACAGCCTCAAACCTCATATGAGGGCAGAACTCAACTGTTTTGATTCCATTTCTAAACATAGTCCAACTTTTAATAGTTTTACCGGGGGGTGGGTTGAATGTTCTTGTAAAGGTAGCAATGTGAGAGGTAGAATCGCTCATATTCTTACATTTACATAATATATTTGTCTTTTTAACTCGTTCAGTTAGGTCGCCCAGTTAGGGTTAAAGCAAATCCACTCAAATGGAGACAAGTCGGCAGTAATTAGAAGGTTGGAGTTAGCGGGGTCACGACTGGAAATGGTAATTGTTGTTGCTGTCTTAGAATCAACACAGAGATTACCCGCTGCGTATGTTCCGGCAGTGTATTTACGCTGAACCATCATTATACACTGAGGGTCAAACGCCATTGACAATGCTGGACCGGTGAGTGTAGTCTGACCGGGGACACCAGCGGGGACACCAGCATCCCAGTGGTAAGTAGAAGCACCGGGTCCAGTAGGAGACCAAGTGTAGTTAGTTCCTATGTTAAAAGTAGTTCCAGCATCAAACGCTGCGTTAGCACTGGAAGCGGGGGAAAGGCTCTGGTCTGTGTTGTGTAAATAAATACCGTCAGCCTGTAGAGTTCCGGCTACATCAAGCAAGGCACCGTTGTTACCACTGGCTGTGGTAATATCAGACTCGGCAATAGTTACACCACGGGGGGAACTACCAGATAAAGAAGCACCACCACCGCCGAAAAAGTTCTTTGTTCCGGGTCTCCCAGCACCAATAAGGGTCTGCTCACAGACGATTGAACCATTATTATCTAAAACGGCAGCACCTCCAAAAAAGGCAGCGTCCCTACATAGAATCCAGCCGGAGTTTGGTGTAGGACCGCCGACTGGGTATGGGGCAGCGGTGCTTGTAGGAGGTGTTCCTACAACTGTGGATGCGGGTGGGATAACATAGGATTCAAACAAGTTATTAGCATAGACACCGGGGGGTGATGTATTGACACCATAAACTACAATATAACCTTGAAGATTGTTGTAGTTGAGTAATGGATTCCACTGAGGAGCAACATAATTGGTAACTCCTTGGTTATTGACATATGACTGAACTACATATCTACCACCAGCGGGGTCTATTAGTTGAACTTGCCCAGACCCGGCATTTGTCGTAAGTTGAACAGCAGCAAGAGACGAAGCGTTATCTACATCAACGGCTGAGGTGGTAACACCGGAAGCACCACCAAGGACGGCGTTGTTAAGCACTACGTTCTGAACGACCTTAGATTTGTCAAGCGTCTGCGACAAACTCATCTTGTATATTTATAACCACTATTTTTTTTTGATGTGTATAAACGCCAAAAACAAATATTAGAAAGATTGTTAAATCTACATTAGCCGGGCTTCAATACCACGGCGACTGCGACCAGCACCGGTTCCCGCCCCGGTTCCGGCACCAGTTCCAGCACCAGTGCCGTAGCCTACTGCTCCAAGAGCACCCTTAATCTTACCCGCCATTCCCTCACCGGGGAGCATTCCTCTTACAGCAGAAACTGCGGGTTTAGTTGCTTGGTAGATGTCCTTCGCCTTAGAAAGGACGTTAGCCATACGGCTCATAAAACCAGCACCGCCGACCATACGCTGTAACTGGTCTGTGGTTCCCATAGGAGCCAAGGGGGCTGAGATGATGTCTTGTTCGGACAGCACACCTTTGATGATTCTGCTTGAGCCCCGGATGGACTCAAAGAAGCCAGAGTTAGCAGTGATTACATACAACTGAGGAGTCTGTGCTACGCGTGAGTTGTTCTTCAACTGTAGAGAGAACTGGAAGGTAAAGTTACCTACAAGGGAGGGGGCTTGTCCGGTCTGTAGGGTGATATCCTGAGAAGGCTTCAACACGAGCAAAGAGCCAGATAGTGCTACGTTACCACCAGTCGCACCAGCAGACACGGGGGCTGCGGAGGCTTGAGACTTACCCAGACCAATCCACTGGTTGTAGTCCAAATCTACACCGTTTTTCACACTCATTGCGTATAACTGCTCCGTGGTCACAGAGGACAAAAGACCGGAGAAGTTATCAAAGTTAATGCTGAGAGGGTTAGAAAAGCCATCAAGGCGGGTAGCAATGGGGAACAACCAATCACCCTCTTGGATAGTCTGTGAGGAAGGCTTAGCGTAGATGATGAAAAGGTCGGGAATCTGAGGTAGGGTGATAGTCTGAGAAACAATCTGTCCTACAGCACCGGGCTGGATTGTGCCGTTCTGATACTGAGTGATGTAACGGGGGAACTCCATATAGGGCACCACGCTCTTGGGTGGTAGAGGCACGTCAAGACTGGGGGTCAAGAACTGGACATTGACTACGCTATTCACAAAGGGGCTGTTGTTCTGACCGGCGTTTAGGAACTGAACTGACGCCGTGGGGATGACACAACCGTTAGCGGGGTTGTTACGGACAAGGCGGGTAGGTAGTTGTAAGTTCATAATCAACTGAATGTTGTTGATACCAAAGAGACCAGTATCCCATTCGTGACAGTCGCTGAAGACAAAGGGGGACAATACGAGTTTCTCAGTGCTTCTGAAGTAAAAATAGATGTTCTGGGCTACACCGGCTACGGTGAGGGCGGACTGAGTAGGGACACCACCCACAGCGTCGTAGGTTGCTCCAACATAAGCCGGGGAGGCGGTTCCAAGGGCATTGCCTAAGGGGTCAGTATAGACTACTTGGCTGAAAGCACCGTTAGGCACCTCAGAGTTATCACAAGCAGATTCATAGCCGTTCATAGGGCTGTTGATGGAGCCGTTGCCGTCAGCGTAGTAGGCGTATTTGTCAAGCATAGTGGGGCAAGTCCTCTGTAGGCGATTCTTCTTGTAGTCAGTCAAGCGTAGCACTTGCTTTAGAACGTCTTGGGAGTTAATAACGGCTGTGGTGTCGTTAATGGTAGCAGTTAGGGTAGAGCAGAGAGAGTTGAGAGGGAAGGCACAAAGAGACCAATCACGACCCGCTACGGCTACAGCCTGACCTAAGTTAATCTGAGCCAGAGTGGCTGTGAATGTCATAGATACAGTGGAAGACCACTCAAGACCCCTATCAACAAAAACGTTCTCAGAAGGAACGTAGATGTTGTAGGTGTGCTGGGAGGATGAGGCAGCAATAGCGTTAAAGGGGGCGTTAGTGAGGGACAAAGCACCTTTCTCAACCGCATACTTGGGGCGGGACTGGACTATGCGTGAGTCAAAGACCGCTAACTTCTCAATGTCGGCACTCATCTTGTATATTTATAACCACTATTTTTTTGTAGGAATGTCAAACCGGGGTGAAGTTCAGCCCGTTTTGAAAATCTATAAAAAATCAGCCCTACTTATCTGAGCCCATCTGCTTTTTTTTAAACATAACCTTGATGGATACGTTTGTGAGGTTAAACATATTAATAGGATACAACTGGTTATCCAGACGATTCTTCCAATAGACTTGTATGTCAATGTTTCTAATGTCTTGGTGACTTGCTGAGAAATCAGTGAGACGGTACTCTGCTGAGGGTGCGTAGTAGATAAACTGGCGGTAGGCAGCAGCCCCTCCAGAGGAGGTATCCAGACTAATGTCTGTGATGATAGGCTGAAAAGCAGACTGAACTGTAGGGGCTGAGAAGCCTAAGTTGCCGTCGCCCAGCACAACCGGGGCACCCGTAGCCTCAGCCTTTACCGGTAGCAGTGTAGATGTGAAAACAATAGACCCTACGGGCGACCACAGCGAGTCATTTGACTGGAAGTCTTGAGTTACAACCCAGTATGGATACTGAGACAACTGAGTGTTATTAACTGTTGTAGCACTCAGAGTTACCACGTTTTTGTAAAACTGATTGACAACAAGAATCTCATTCACGTAGCCGGGTGGTGCTGAAACACCGGGGAATGGGGCTGGAGCAGTTGTTGATGTTGTGTTCCAGTATATATTTTTGAAGTTAGAAAAGAGCCCGAACATATTGCTGTTGAAGAAGGTGCGACACACAGCCCCTACTAAGCCAGAGGCGACGGCTGCGGTAGCACCTACTAAGGGTGGAAAGATAGCAGAGTTAAAGTTAATAGAAAAGAGATTTGTCGGGGCACCACCGTATTGTATATTTGGTGGAACCAGACCAAAATATCCGGCAGCGGGAACGGCTGGTGGAACAGAGCCGGAGAAGGCACCAAGGTTAGGGTAAATAAGCAAGAAGTCTGCTCTGTTAGCAACGTTCAGTGCTTGGTAAATCCCCTCATAAAGGTCTCCCCAGCAACACGTCCAAACAAAACCAGCACCGGCTACACCAGCATTATCAGCCGGGTTGTAGATTGTGCGATTCACGTCACCAAGCCACGCCTCATAAGTATATACCCAGTAGTAACGGCTTGAAAGGTCTTGTGTGTTACCGTTAGCATTATCTACGGGAACCCAATAAGAGCCTAATGTTGCCGGTGATGTGCCTACTGGAGGTCCTACAGTCCATAGTGCTCCGGGTGGGGGTGTTGATTGTGGAACGGCAGCGTTAGCGATATACATAACGTTGTTGAAAAGGACTGCTTGACCGGCTACGTATGTGTTAGTTGGTGAATACGCCGGGGGTGTGATAGGTGTGTAAAATGGACCCAAAAAGGAGTTATAACGCGTATTGTAAAGAGTCTGAGCCGGTGTTGATATTAGTGAAACAATATCGCCTTGAGCGTATTGCCTCACGTTAGACCACAAGCCCTTAAACATTGGATTCGCTAAAGACCGTGGTAATGGTGCTGACTGTAGATTCTGTGTCTCAGTAACATACTGAACGAAGCGTGGAACGGGTAGAACACTGAGGGTTTGATTTCCACCACCTCCACCATTAGGCGTGTATGTAAAAGTAAGTGGATACGCCATAGAATACTCAGTCAGATTTACGTTAGTCTGCCCCGTGTTTTCTTGAATCTGTGGAATAAACAAAGGTAAATCTTTGTTAGCCCCGTCCATAGTAAAACGTATAATACTAAAGTAATACTGTGACGCGTCCTTGATGATAGCAGTATCACGGGTTTCATTAAACCTAATCTGCGGGTCTTTGTTCGCTATGTTATTAGTCTGGTCGTTAGTTGTGTTATTGATAATATCAGCGTTGTAATAGACATAGTCTGGTAGGTCGCCACTGCCTACAGTATCAATTGAACTGCGATACATCTTTCTATAAATACAACTGAGATTATTTATGAAGTTTATCATACGTAAGACCAGTGACAAAATCGTCGGGTGAAATCCCAGATGACTTGACTACATTCAGATACTGCTGTAGTGAGTAGGGGGCGTATAAACACCGGGCGACACAGTGACGACCACACGTGTTGATTGAAGATGAGTCTTTCTGAAAGGCGTGTGTGTTGTAGAAAACGGGGCGACCGGAAGCCTTGAGTAGGGCGGTCAAATAGGGCTGTGTTTCGTCCAGATACTCTAACTGACTCAGTGGAACACCCTCCTTCTGTTTTTCTGGTTTCTCACCGTAGGGGTCAAAAAACTCTATACCTTTCTTCTTGTTAAGCATACAGCACCAGTGTCCCTCAGTTGGTCCAGTAGTGAGAAACAGAATAATACATATCCCTTTATCGTCAAAGCAGTCCTCAATACTACTCATATTTTTTAATTGTGGGTAAGTTATGATACTTGTATTAGCACCTAATATCTTTCGTATATCACCGTCGCTTAATGGATAATCCTTTGACTTGCCTAAGCCGTCCATCTATATTATATACATACAATAAGATGCTATCTGGATCCCCACTAAGTAAAGACTGGAAGACTGCTAAGGCACCCGCTGAAAGGAAAGAAAAGCCCCCTAAAATTCTGGGGCGTGGTGAGGGTAAGCGTCTTACGCTAAGGAACTGTGACAGTGGTCAATGTCAATGGATTGACCGCTGGTTGAAAAACTATATACAGTCCTACTCATTACCGCCTCAGATTGCTGGAACAGAGGCTCACTCAAATGCTGTAAAGTTTATGGGGGCTGATAAGGCTGAGGAACTATTTACAAAATTACGTGCTGATTTTAACCAGACCTATCCTCCTCCCCCGGGACCTTAATACTCATCGTTGGTGGTGAGTCAGTCGGCATATCCCTTACACCGAAACCCATCTCAGCCCTACGCCCACAGCAACGTATCACTATCATATGATTCAAAGCAGTTCCGAAAAACTTATAGATAAGACCCCCTATTAGTAGCACTGACGCTGTAGCACCGCCCGAAGTGTATGCTGAAACGGCGTCCATATATTATTTTGTTAGATATTAATAATAGATGTCGCTATCACAGTGTCTGGATAAATCCACATCTGGTCTTAACATTGTATGTGACAAATTGACGTGTAAAACACTAATCGCCCCTAATATCCCGTCAGCGGGAGTTCAGAGTCTGAATCTTGTTTCTGGTGTAGTCGCCCTTACAAGCCCCGCTGGTTCAATCACTATAGTCCCTAACGGTCAGTCAATCCAGTTAGAAGCCGTGGGTCAAGCCCCCGTTGATGCTGTTGATAGTCTTAATGGACTGATTAACGATGTGGTTCTGACAAGCACTAACAACTCTCTGACAGTAGCAAATGACGGTCAAAATATAAATATAGAGTTAAATCCTTTTCCATATGTTAGTAGTTTTAACTCTGAGTCTGGTGCTATATCTTTATTCAGTGAGACCGGCACAATATCAATATTACAGTCTGGTGGTAGTTGTCAGTTAGATGTTAATCCCTCAAACTTTGTTAGAACCGTTAATGGTGTTGGAAGCACTCTTAGTCTTACAAGCCCTAACGGGTCTTTGTCTATAACACCAGTCGGACAAGACATTCAAATAGAGTCAGTTGCTGTTTCACCGTTTGATGTTGAAGGACTACAGAATAAAATTGGTGTTTTCCCGACACTTCCATTTACATCTAATACGATTCAGTTAGCGTCAAATAATGATTTAACTCCACCAACGGCTATTGTTCCAGATGCGACAGCACCGACTTCTTCTACAACACCTCTTGGTACCTTGTGTTGGTTATACACGAAGCCAAACACGAATGCTGGATTCAACTGGTATATGTATAATCCACGATTTGGTAATCCCACAGCCCCGTTGCCTTATACAAAATACAGTTCTAATCCCGCACAAGACAGAGTCAAAAGTGTATGGGCTTTAGTTCAACCAGCAGTCAATACGAACATTTATACGGCTGGTGTTATAGCACTCAATCTTTATTCATTTGATGATGCTAATCCACCAACATCTGGTTTTTTTAATACACGCTGGGCGTATTCAAATAGTGCTGGAATAAATAGCGGTCAGTCTGGGACGAATCTCTATGCTGGATATACATATCTGTTGTATGCGTATGATGCTCCACGCACTACAAATCAGACGGGTGTAGGACAACCAGATATACAAGACTGGGGTCTAAGAGACCCTTATGATATCTACACAGACGTTCATCACATTCCTCTTCAGAACTGCGTTCTTGCCTTCAATCCTTGGACGAATGGAACTAACTATCGCACGTGGGATACACTTACTATTTATACAAACGGGCAAACTGTTATATATTCTGGCTTCGGTGGAACACCAAACGGCATCTTTTACACGGCAGTAGGAACCGTTCCAGTAAATACTCCTCCCGTTTCTACTACTGGTGTTCCATCGGCATTCTGGACGGCTATTTCTCCACAACCTTCTTCATATGCTTCTCAACCTATTCTTGCTATGAATCTAACTGGTATCAACGGGACTGCGACTGGTTGGACGGCTGGTCCTCTCTTACGTGTATTATCTATGGGGTATTCAACTGGTAATTCGCCACTTATCCAGACAAGTGGAATTAAATATGAACTTAACTAATTTATTTTGAGGCGGGGGGTTTGGGGTTTAGGGGTAAAAGTGGTCTATAGAGTCGCTTCCGTAGAAAAAGTCCGCCCCAACCCCCTTTCCCCCCGGCTTTATTTTCGCCAGATATCTATATGGCTACCCTCAGACTTCTACACGGCGACTGCTTAGAACTAATGAAGAATCTTCCCGACCGCTCAATAGATTTATTTATCTGTGACCTTCCCTACGGACAACTCAGCACAAAGGGCTTTCAGTTAGACCCTACGAAACAAGCCGACCCAAGTAGAGGTGGAGCAAAGGTTACGGCTTGTCCGTGGGACGTAAAAATAGACCTCAAAAAGTTCTGGACTGAGGTTAAGCGTCTCCGTCGTGATGACAACACACCGTGTATCCATTTTTGTAATACACGATTCGGCTACGAACTGATTAAGTCTAATGAAGAAGAGTTCAGATACGACCTTGTGTGGAACAAGGGGCGTGGTATCTCATTTCTATTAGCAAACAAACAACCTATGAAAAGCCACGAAATGATGTATCTGTTCTCTAAAAAAGCCCCTCAATACCGACGCGTAGATGTCACGGGTGATTTTGATAAGTGGTCCAGAAACCGTAAGGGTGTAGCCAATGTCCAGTATGGTGTCACTTTAAATGACTCTGAAGGCGTTGCTGGTAAGCGTTGTGCCTTGAGTGTTGTCAATAGCCCGTCATTAACAAAGCGTGGCGGACACCCGACAGAAAAGCCAGAGGCTCTTTATAGATTTCTATTAGAACGTTACTGTCCCGAAAACGGTATTGTGCTTGACCCTACATTCGGTTCTGGAAACAGTATCTTCACGGCACACAGTATGGGCTACTCAGCAATAGGTATAGAAAAAGACAAAGACTTCTATGACAAGGCTGTAGCAAGACACCCAGAAAAAAACACCATAGAGTAGATGCTTTATTCTTTTATTGGTTTTTATATTGGAGGTAAAATAGGTAATGAAATATTTAGGTATAGA